TTACTAAAACTATTGCAGCTACTGGTGGAACTGCTGTAGATTTAGGAACTTATCTTACTTCTCATCAAAGTTTAGCAGATTATGCTAAGAAGAGTGAAATACCTACAAAAGTAAGTCAACTTACTAATGATACTGGTTATATTACTTCTAGTGGAAGTTGTGCTTATGCTACAAGTGCAGGCAATGCTGACAAGGTTGATGGTATTCATGCTAACGGACTTCTTACTGCTCTATCTAACTCTGATAAGGGAATTAGTATAACAGTTGGTGGAACAACTAAAAGTGTTTCAAATATTAGTGTTAATTATGCTAGTAGTGCTGGAAATGCCGATACTGTTGATGGTTATCATGCAAGTCATTTGTTGGTTAAAAGAGGTCGATTAGGGGCGTACAATATAGACAAAGAAACAACATTTGGTACTAGAGATATTCAACCTGAATCAGAAGTTACAATTAGTGGTAAAAGACCTTTTAATGGATGGGGTACATTATTAGTTATAGGTAGTATTGATGGTGCTTCTAATCATCAATTAGCATTTACAGGTGATAATAGAATGTTTATTAGGTGTGCATATGGTACTAGTAATAACTATAATACTAAAGATTGGGCTACTGTAGCTCTTACTTCTGACAATGTAGCTTCTGCAACTAAACTTCAAACTCCTAGAACTATTTGGGGTCAAAGTTTTGATGGTACTGGTAATGTTAATGGAACAATATACATAAATAATAGTGATTCTGGAAACGGAGCTATAATATTAAATAATAATGTAAATACTCATGCTCGTATATCAGCTATAAAAGACCAAGTAGTATTTAATACTGGTGCTGCTATTCGTTTTGGAGAAACCAACTGGGATTATAGTGATTGGGCTGGTCTTAAATATGATACTGTTGCTAATGCTATATATTTAGGTATAGCCGATGGAACTGTATTTAATTATTGTTCTAATAAAAGAAGTAATGGTACACTGAAATTTCCAGGTATTACAACTATAACTCCTGATAGTGGAGCTAGAATTGGAGGTAGTGGTAGTTTATATATAGGTAATGCTAATAATTCTGGTTGGGTTTATGTTCAAGACATGTGTAGTCAAGTAAATAGTAGTTATTGGAACATAACACAAAATGGTAGTGCTACATTTAAAAGTCTTACTGTTACTGATGTTATTAGTTGTAATAGTATTAGTGTTAGTAAAAATGCTATTATTGCTGGTAATTTATCAGTTAACGGTTTAATAAATAATAAAGGTATATTACCTACAAATTATGAAGTTAATAATAAAGGAACTAGTTGTTATGTTTCAGCTGATGAGTTATGTTCTGGAATTACTGCTATTACTGATAGTATACCTGTTACAAATGTAGATATACATTACTCTAACGATAATGGTACTAATTGGACTAATTATAATATATCAAATGATACTAAATTTAAGGCGTATGCGAATGTTGCAGGTGTTGATAGTTTATTCTTAGGTGGCAATGTTATCACTGGTAATAATGATGCTGAGAAACTAGCTCAAATAAAAAAGAACCAACTAATGTTTACGTTTGATGTTCCTAATGATTGTTATTCTCAAGTTTATTTTGCTAGTGTTGATATAGGACAATGTGTTGGTGTTACTTGTACTGTAGAATATTTAAATAGTAAAGGTGTTATAGTCAATACTTTTATTAAATATATGAACGGATGGAACCAGTTTAATTATATAAATCTATCTAATGGTAATGAAGGTCTTCCTGTAGGAAATGATAGTAGAAGATATATTAGATTTAAGTTTAAACATGACCAAAATACTACAGGATTACGTAATGCTTTAATAAATAAAATACGAATATTTGCTTTTACTAAGTATTCATTTCCTACTGATAGATTTATGGGTCATACAGGTCATATATATAATTTCGATTATAATATGAATACTTACTTCCCTAATAGTATTCTTGCTAAAGGTGGAGTTACAGCTTATCAGTCTTCTGATATTCGCTTGAAGCAGGATTTGCGGAAGCTGGACTACTTGGGTATCATCAAGGCGATGGGTGGCACGTTCGGCTTTGCTTGGAAGAAGGACAACACAAGGTCTATCGGTTGGATTGCCCAGCACGTCTTGTGCAACCCTCACTTAAAGGACATCGTGGAGACGGACGAGAAGGGCTA